CTGTACTTTTGCGTAGCATTTACGATGCTCTTTATACACACCTGGCAGGTCCTGGGATTGCTGCTGCTGTGCTTGTTATTGCTAAGTATCAGTATCAAAGTTCGTTCGTTGCCGATCAAGAAATAAATATGCTTGCGTGTTTGACTGAGATTATGGTGGAGTGTGAATTCAAATGACTAATTTTTCTCCAAAGGGAATATTTAAGGAATGTGCAAATTTATCTCAACAAGTTACAATGGGTGTGACTAGAGGAATGTCCAAAGTAGCAACACTGGGATATCTTCCTGCTAATTTTACTGCTGATGCTCAATCTGATGTAGACTTTCTGGCCTATAACCCCACTACGGGAGATGTTAAAAAGGTTCAATGTAAAACTACAACTTACAGAAGAAAAGAACACTATATTGCTTCCTTAAAAAGTGGAGGTAAAGGTAAAGGTAATAGAAAAGTCGCAAAAGATTATGATTGGTTGTTTGTATTAGATGCTGAAGGTAATGAATTTCTCATTGATTATGCTAAGATTAAAGACAGAACAACACAAGTCACTATGATGGAGTGTGAATTCAAATGACAAGTATTCCAACTAAAATTGGTATGGCCCTTATCATGGTCTATTGGTTGTCCATGGCTGGTATGGTTGCCAATGCATATTTTCATTATAATTATGACGTATCGAGTGTGAATTCAAATGAAGTTTAAAGCATTAGTATTCATACGTCTACGATCACAGGTGGATGACTCTCCTGGCAACGCCGTGAGAGATGCCTCTAAGCGATTGTCTGAGTTAGACATCAAGAAACTTAGATTAGGTAAGGTCATTGATGTTTGGTTGGAAGCACCGACCAGAGAGTATGCTGAGAAGGAATTAGAAATGCTTTCTGATCGTCTCTATGCTAATATTGTTATGGAAGATTGGGATTATGAATTGACAGAGATTGATAGTTTCCCTCAGGGTGTTGCATAATGCCACATGAATTCGATCCATGCGAAGCACCTGTAGAAGGTGAAGTTGATAAGTGGGGGTTTACAATTAAACCTACCATTACTGATGATGAACTGATTTTGATTTGTTTAAAAAACGCCCCTTGTGGGACAGATAGGAAGCAAGCACTTGCTCTTGTCGCAACATATGAAACTAAAGTAAAAGCAAAGGTTAATTAAAATGAATGTAAAAGTTTTTCGTGCAAACACTGGTGAAGAAGTTATCTTCACTCTAATCAATGAAGATGAGAATACTATTGAGGTTGAGAATCCTTTAGTAGCAATGCCCAGTGCTCAAGGTCAAATTGGTTTTGGTCCATGGTCATATCTTCAAAAAGAAGAAACAACTCTTACAATTGATAAGAAGTATATTGTTTATATCTGTGATGCTAGGGATGAAGTTGTAGATAACTATACTAAGATTTTCTCTACCATTGAAACACCCAGTAAGAAACTGATTCTATGAAATCGTTCAAAACACCTTTGAGATACCCTGGAGGCAAATCCAGAGCATGTGGGAAAATGAATCCATATTTTCCTGACTTATATAACTATGATGAATACCGTGAACCTTTTCTTGGCGGAGGATCTGTTGCAATCCATGTGTCTAAACTATATCCTCGCTTAAATATATGGGTAAATGATTTATATGAACCTCTAGTTAACTTTTGGACACAAGTTCAAAGTAATGGCATCGTTTTGAGAGATGAGTTAGCAAAACTCAAATCTCTACATCCAAATCCAGATAGAGCAAAAGATTTATTTTTATTCTCAAAGGAAAAAGTCAATGATCCTGAAAGATCTAGTTTTGTTCGTGCTGTCAGTTTTTATATTGTCAACAAGTGTTCTTTTTCTGGTCTCACTGAAGCCAGTTCATTTTCTAAACAAGCGTCAAATAGTAACTTCTCGATGCGAGGCATTGACAAACTTCCTGGGTATTCAGAACTAATTTCAAACTGGAAGATTACAAATCTTTCTTATGAAGAGTTATTAGAGGATTCTGATGCATTTGTTTATCTAGACCCTCCATATGATATCAAAGATAATCTATATGGTAAGAAAGGTAGTATGCACAAAGGGTTTGACCATGATGACTTTGCTGCAAAATGTGCTTCTAGTAAAATGGATATGCTTGTATCCTATAACTCGGACCAGTTAGTGAAGGATAGGTTTGTTGGATGGGATGCTGCTGAGTTTGATCTTACATATACTATGAGATCAGTTGGTGAATATATGCGTGAACAAAAAGAACGTAAGGAACTTTTACTTTTTAATTATGGAACCGGAACTGAAAGATTGGTTGAACTCAATCAACTTTAATAAGAATAATATTCTTGACGAAGACCCATATCTAGCAAAGCAATATCCACCATATATTGTTAATAAATGTCTTGCTGGTCATCTTGATTGTATTATGTTTGCTAACGAAATGAACAAGTATCATTTCCTTAGCAAAGACATGCAATATAATTTTTATATAAATATCTTGAGAAAAAGGAAGAGATTCTCTCCTTGGATCCGAAAGGATAAGGTCACCGACTTAGATTGTATCAAACAATACTATGGTTACAGTAATGAGAAAGCATCTCAAGCACTGAAGATTTTATCAAATGAACAGATCGACTTTATTAAACAACGACTTGACACTGGTGGTACAAAATGACACAGACTTCTGAACCTCAGGTTAATTGGTCTCAAGATAAGATGATTGAGGTCAGACTTAATGCTCCTGATGATTTCCTTAAGGTAAGAGAAACTCTCACACGTATTGGTGTGGCATCTCGTAAAGAAAAGAAACTTTACCAATCGTGCCATATTTTACATAAGCAAGGTAAATATTATATCGTGCATTTCAAGGAGTTGTTTGCTCTTGATGGCAAATACGCTAACCTTACTGTTAATGATGTTCAGCGTAGGAATCGTATTACTCGCTTGCTTACTGATTGGGGTCTCGTAAGTGTTGTACTTGAAGACACCATTGTAGATATTGCTCCTCTGAATCAAATTAAAGTTCTTCCTTATAAAGAAAAAAATAATTGGGTGCTAGAGCAAAAATACAATATTGGCAAAAAGAATAAAGTAGAAGAACCTGAACAGAAGAAAGAATAAATAAAATTGAGACTCCTTTCGTGCGGTCTCTACAAAAGTCGGAAACCCTATAAAGAGGTTCGGTTTTCACCGGTCCTCTTTTTTTGTTTTTATGTTATAAATAAGTACGGATGCCTTCGGGGTCCACACAATCAAATCTCGCTTAGTTAAGGAGAAGTACAATGGGAAACCTCATGAAGTATAATGCTGCGGACTTGGACCAGTTAATGGACAGGATCACACGTAACAGTATTGGAATGAATGATTACTTTGATAATGTATTCAGTTTCAATCAAGAGTCTAACTACCCTCCATATAATCTCATACAAGAAAGCAACACAGCATCGCGTCTAGAAATCGCTCTGGCCGGGTTTAAACAGGAAGAAGTCAATGTCTACACAGAATACGGTAAACTCACTGTGGAGGGCAAGAAGGAGGCGAAAGAGGACAAGGAGAACTACCTGCATAAGGGTCTGGCTCAACGGTCGTTTACACGTTCCTGGACAATCGCTGAGGACACGGAAATTAGATCAGTTACTTTTGAGGATGGGTTTTTGACTGTTAATCTTGGGAAACTTGTTCCCGAACATCATGCCCGAAAAGACTGGCTCTAAATATATTTGTATCGTCGCCGCAGGGAGATGTCTGGCAAAATCCAGATGATCTCCCTATTTTTTTAGGAGTTATTATGAAAAACCTTAAAGTTCTACTACTGACCAATAATCTTACTTTAATCACTCAGATTGAAGAAGTGACCACTGAACTGGGAGAACCTGATTGTAAATTGATTGAACCATTTGTAATCGGATCTGACCTTACTCTTACTCCTTGGTTGCTGGACTACACCATGGATAATGAGTTCATGATTTCCTCGGATAAGATCTTGACTATTGTCGAACCTAGTACTAAACTGAAGGGTAAGTACGAAGAAGTTATCAAGTGAGGTTTTACACAAACGTCCAAATGATTGGGGACAACTTTCTCGTTCGTGGTTATGAAGATGGAAGAAAAGTAAAATATAAGGATAAGTTTCAACCCACTCTATATGTAAAATCAAAGAAAGAAAGCAAGTGGAAAACACTTGAAGGTGAGAGTGTAGAACCCATTCAACCAGGAACAGTTCGCGATTGTCGCGAGTTCTATAAAAAGTATGATGGTATTGATGGGTTCAAGATTTACGGAAATGAGAGATATGTGTATCAGTATATTTCTGATAACTATCCTGCAGAAGAAATTAAGTTTGATATCAAAAAGATCAATCTAGTAACGATTGATATTGAGGTTCAGGCAGAGCATGGATTCCCTGATCCAGAATCTTGTTCTGAGGAGATGCTTACAATCTCTATTCAGGACTATACAACAAAAGAGATTAGAACCTGGGGACGTAAACCATATACACCTACTCAGAAGAATGTAACCTATCATTACTTCCCTGATGAAGTAGAGATGCTTGAAGCATTTCTATATTGGTGGTCCACCAATCCACCCGATGTTGTGACTGGATGGAACTGTCGCCTGTATGATATTCCATACCTTTGTGGACGTATCACTCGGATTATGGGTGAGAAGAAGATGAAGGAACTCTCACCTTGGGGATATATTAATCATCAAGAGATTCAAATCTCTGGTAGGGTATTCAATGTCTTTGAACTTCTTGGTGTTACTACACTTGATTATCTAGAACTGTACAAGAAGTTTACTTACAAGGCACAAGAATCCTATCGATTGGATTATATTGCTGAAGTAGAACTAGGACAAAAGAAACTAGATCACAGTGAGTTTGATACCTTTAAAGATTTCTATCGTGGTAACTGGAAGAAGTTTGTAGACTATAACATCGTTGACGTGGAACTTGTTGACCGAATGGAAGACAAGATGAAACTGATTGAACTTGCATTGACGATGGCGTATACTGCCAAAGTCAATTATAATGATGTGATGTTCCAGGTACGGATGTGGGACACTATCATTTACAACTATCTCAAAAAGAGAAACATTGTTATTCCTCCTAAAGATAAGTCTGATAAGAGTGATAAGTATGCTGGTGCCTATGTGAAGGAACCAAAACCTGGTGTGTATGATTGGGTGGTGTCATTTGACCTTAACTCACTATATCCCCACTTAATGATGCAGTATAATATATCACCAGAGACATTGATTGAGACAAAGCATCCATCAGTTACTGTTGATAAGATTCTCAATCAGGATATTACTTTTGAGATGTATAAAGACTATGCCGTCTGTGGTAATGGCGCAATGTATAGAAAGGACATAAAGGGATTTCTGCCTGAGTTGATGGAGAAGATGTATGCTGAAAGAGTTATCTTTAAGAAACGAATGCTCGCAGCAAAGCAGGAGTATGAGAAGACTCCTACTGTTACACTTGAAAAGGAAATCGCTCGATGTAACAACATTCAAATGGCGAAGAAGATTGCTCTTAATAGTGCTTATGGCGCTATTGGTAATCAATATTTCAGATACTTTAAGTTAGCAAATGCTGAAGCAATCACGCTTTCAGGGCAAACTTCTATCCGTTGGATTGAAAATCGTATGAACGGATATCTAAATAATCTATTAAAAACAGATAATGTCGATTATGTCATTGCATCTGACACCGACTCAATCTATATTAATTTTGGACCTCTTGTTGATAAATTTTATAGCAATCGCGTCAGCGAACCGACTAAGATTGTGGAGATCATCAATAAGATTTGTGAGGACAAGTTGGAACCGTTCATCGATTCCTCCTATCAAGACCTTGCGACGTTTGTTAATGCATACGAACAGAAAATGCAAATGAAGCGTGAGAATATTGCTGAACGTGGTATCTGGACTGCAAAGAAGCGATATATTCTTAACGTATGGGATAGTGAAGGTGTTCGCTATGAGGAACCTAAACTCAAAATGATGGGTATTGAAGCAGTCAAATCATCTACTCCTGCTCCTTGTAGGAAGATGATCAAAGATGCTCTCAAACTTATGATGAATGGGACTGAGGATGAGGTGATTGACTTTATTGATAATGCTAGAGAGAAGTTTAAAAAGATGACCCCAGAGGAGATAGCATTTCCAAGGTCAATCTCTGATGTGAATAAGCACAAGTCTTTCTCTACCATTTATGGTAAGGGATGCCCAATGCATGTTCGCGGAGCATTACTATATAATCACTACATTAAAGAGAGGAAACTTGATAGTAAGTATTCTCTTATCAATAACGGAGAAAAGATCAAGTTCGTAGCATTAAAGAAGGCAAATCCAATCAGAGAAAATGTATTATCATTCATCTCAGAGTTTCCTCACGAACTTGGTCTTGACAAATACATTGACTATGATCTACAATTCAACAAAGCCTTTCTAGAACCTCTCAAGGTCATTCTTGATGCTATTGGTTGGAATGTGGAGAAAACTGTAAACCTTGAACTATTCTTTGGATAATGGATTTTTTAAAAGAAATTGTAAAAGAGATTGGAGATGACTATACCAAACTTGCCGCCGACATCGACGACACAGAAACTTACGTGGACACAGGTTCGTTCATTCTTAACGGACTCATATCAGGTAGTATATTTGGTGGTTGTTCTGGGAATAAGATTACTGCCATTGCTGGTGAGTCTTCTACTGGCAAGACTTTCTTTAGTCTCGCTGTGGTTAAGAATTTTCTGGATAGTAATCCTGGTGGTTACTGTTTGTACTTTGACACTGAAGCAGCAGTTAACAAGTCTCTTCTTAAAAGCCGTGGCATTGACTTAGAACGATTAGTTGTTATCAATGTTGTTACGATTGAACAGTTCAGGCAGAAAGCATTGCAGGCTGTTGATATATACTTAAAAAAGTCTGAAGAGGACCGCAGTCCTTGCATGTTTGTGCTAGACTCTCTTGGTATGCTTTCAACAGAGAAAGAGATTCGGGATGCTTTAGACGACAAACAAGTTCGGGACATGACCAAATCCCAACTGGTGAAAGGAGCATTCCGTATGCTCACACTCAAACTTGGTCAAGCAAACATTCCAATGATTGTAACCAATCACACCTACGATGTCATCGGATCTTATGTACCAACTAAAGAAATGGGAGGAGGCAGCGGCCTCAAGTATGCAGCGTCTACAATCATCTATCTGTCCAAGAAAAAGGAGAAAGATGGCACCGATGTCGTTGGAAACCTTATCAAGGCAAAGACTGCTAAGTCGCGTTTAAGTAAGGAGAACAAAGATGTTACAGTACGTCTCTATTACGATGAGCGTGGTCTTGATAAGTATTATGGTTTACTTGAGTTGGGAGAACTTGGTGGACTCTGGAAGAACGTTGCAGGTCGTTATGAGATAGGCGGCAAGAAAGTTTATGCTAAAGCGATTCTCAAAGAACCCGAAACATACTTTACCGAAGAGGTGATGGAAAAGTTAGATGCTATTGCTAAGGAGGAGTTTTCTTACGGTTCATGAATGTATTAGATTTATGTTTGAAGATTGATCAGGCAATTCCTGACTCAATCTGTGACGAGTTCGTTAATATATTTAACGAGAGTGATAGAAAACAGAGACTTGATAGAAATGGATATCCAAACTGGACTAATCTATTCGTTCAAGATCTTACTGATCATGAACATTATGATGTGATTCAGCAAAAGATTGAAAAGCAAAATCATATATTCCTCAATACATATCAAAATTATATTGGGGAGTATGGAAAGTACTTTGAGTCTCATACCTTTGAGTTTGAGGGGGGAAATATTAAGTGCTATGAAAGTGGTACGGAAGATAGGTATGATTTTCATGCTGACACTAGTTCACTTCTCACCTCACGTAGATACCTTGCTATGATATGGTATCTGAATGATGACTTTGAAGGTGGAGAAACTGTATTCTACCCCGAATGTTCAATCAAACCCAAAAAAGGATCTGTACTTATCTTCCCTCCTTACTGGATGTTTCCTCATAGGGGCAAACCAGTATTAGAAGGTAAAAAATATATTATGTCAACTTACTGTCTCTGGTCAAATGGATAAAATTGAGTTCTTAATCCTTAAGAATCTTCTTCATACTGAAGACTATTGGAGAAAAGTTATTCCCTTCTTAAAATCTGAATATTTTGAGGATACTAATCAAAAGATAGTGTATGAAGAGATTGAATCTTTTGTTACTCAATACAATGATACTCCTACAAAAGAAATATTGAGTATTGAAGTAGAAAAGAGAACAGACATCTCTGATATTGGATTTAAAGAAATATCAAAACTCATTAGTTATTTGGATAGCGAACCAGTTGACTTTGACTGGTTGATGGATACTACTGAGAAGTGGTGTCGTGATCGTGCTATTTACTTAGCACTAGTTCAATCTATTTCTATTGCAGATGGTAAGCATGAGAAGCATAGTCCTGATGCCATCCCATCAATCCTATCTGAGGCTCTTGCTGTTGGTTTTGATAATCATGTAGGACACGATTACTTAGAAGATTGTGCTGAAAGATATGATCTATACACCAAAAAAGAATCTAGGATTCCGTTCGACCTTGAGTTCTTTAACAAGATCACAAAAGGTGGTCTTCCTAATAAAACACTCAATATTGCTCTTGCTGGGACTGGTGTCGGCAAGTCTCTGTTTATGTGTCATATGGCTTCTGCTGTCTTACTTCAGAATAAGAACGTACTGTATATTACTGCAGAGATGGCTGAAGAGAAGATTGCGGAACGTATTGACGCAAATCTCTTAAACATTAATATTCAAGATATTGCTGATCTTCCTAAGCAAATGTTTATGAGTAAAGTTAACAACGTTGCTCAAAAGACACAGGGTACTCTTATAATTAAAGAATATGCAACGGCATCAGCACATGCTGGACACTTTAGGTCACTTCTTAATGAACTTGCACTTAAGAAGTCATTTAGACCTGATATTATTTTCATTGATTACCTTAATATATGTGCTTCCGAAAGATATCGCGCTGGTAGCAATGTCAATTCATATACAGTTGTCAAAGCAATTGCTGAAGAGCTTCGAGGGTTGGCTGTCGAAGCAAACGTCCCTATCGTTTCTGCCACGCAGACCACTCGCTCTGGTTATGGCAGCAGTGATATTGAACTCACTGATACTAGTGAGTCCTTTGGTTTGCCTGCTACTGCTGATCTTATGTTTGCCCTTATTAAAACTGACGAGCTTGAAGAGTTGGGACAGATACTAGTCAAACAACTCAAGAACAGGTATAATGATATTACCTTGTATAAGAGATTTGTCGTGGGTATTGACAGAGCAAAGATGAGGTTGTATGATTGTGAACAATCGGCACAAGAAGACTTGCTTGAAAGTAAACAAGAGGAGTATGAGTACGAAGACAAACCAAAAAAGTCCTTTGAGGGATTTAAATTCTGATATGGGACTTACTAATAGAACACTACAATCGCAACTTGTAGTACCTAACGCCTCTTACATCTATGAGGTTAGAGATGAGGATGGTAATAGGTTTCGCCACTGTGGTAGTATGAAGGATGTAGAAACAGTATTAAGTTCTTATCCAAACTATTCATTTCAAAGAGTATACCTTCCAGAACCTCCTAAGACTGTGGATGTTCCGTATATTAGGGTAGCACCTGATTTGGAACTACCGATGCAGCAAATTCTACCTGAAAGTCAACAAGAACCACTTAATTTAGAACTATGACTATTGACCCCGCAAAATATATTGACTTCGTTTCTCAAACGACCAGTCGTCCCAGCACATACTTTCAGGATCTAGCAACAAGACTTGCTGAACTCGAAGGACTGGGTGCCGATGTTCCCAAGTTGACCACTGCTGCTCTGGGTATCACTGCGGAAGCAGGTGAGTTTGCCGAGATTGTCAAGAAGATCTTTCTTCAAGGAAAACCCTATGAGGAAGCAAACATCATTCATATGAAAAAAGAACTTGGTGATATCATGTGGTATATGGCGCAAGCATGTATGGCACTTGATACTGACTTCGACGAACTCATGCAGATGAACGTTGATAAGTTGAGTGCTCGTTACCCATCGGGCACATTTGATGTCCATTATTCTGAAAACCGTAAGGAGGGAGACCTTTGATTAATATTGAATTGGACGTAAGAACTGCCGCAGCAGTTCGTGAATCATTATTCCGAGACACAAAAGATTACACCTATGACCCAACTTGTTGTCCACAACGAGTTGTTGATATTCGTAATGTGATTGTGAACCTAGATACACAGATTGAAGAAGAATTACAAAAAGCAGTAACAGCAATTAAGGAGAGCGATGAAACTTCTAACACTTGATGATTATGAAAAGGCAGGCGTAGAGTTCTGGCCTAAGTATTGGTATATTGCTAACCAACTGGGAGAAAATGCCAAGACAGAAGACATTTTAAAAGTCATGGAAACAATCGGTGCTGTCGCGCTGAAGATTAAACTTGAAGATAAACTGTCTGGACCTTTTGGATTCAATAAGAAGAAAGAGGAAGATGATTCAGACATCGACTAATACAGTAGTAGTGCCAGAGGGTGCGGAACTTATTGACGAATGCTTCTATGTCTGGGAAACTAGGTATGGATTGTATTCTACGATGACAAAACAAGGTCGTCAGATGATGACTGGCGCTACTAAAGATGGTGTCACTCTTATGACACGTTGGCATCTTAAATGTGAGCAAGAGGGTACACTTGAGAAATATACCAGAGTTGTTGGTAGTGCTACTGTAGACGGTAAGTTGTGAATACAATTATCAGTTATGGATTAGCACTATGGACTACATTGATAGTTCCTTGTGTAACTCACCCTCCTAACTGGAAGTATTGTTTTAATGACTGGGATGTTTGGTTATATCCTGAGATACAAAAGGGGGTTGAGATCTATCTTAATCCTTCTTCTTTGTATTCTGAGGAACGAAAGCATCTAAACGGTATAAATATAAAAAAGTAATGTGTAAAGAAGATGTCTTCAGCAATGCAAAACTTTATGGGAGCGTATGTCGCTGTCCATAACTCTGAGGCAAAAGAGGAGTATTACTCAGTTAGAGACGCAGTAAGTGAGATGAACACTGAAGTTCTTACTGATAATGACCTTCGTGAAATTGCTGAAGAAGTATGTGAGACTTTATTCAGTCAAGAAATGAAGTTAGAGGAAGTAGAAAATAATTTAACTGAAGTTCTTGAGGAAGGTCAGAACGTAGGTAGAAATAGAAAGACTTCTAGAATTCTTGCGGCGTTTGTTGAAACCTTTGATCGTATTAAATCTAAAGCAAATAGACTTGAGTCGTTTGCCAAGTATAGAGAATCAAAGAAACTACGAGAAACTTGGTCTTCTAGATTCAATCAGGACAAGAGAGTTCAAAGACATCATAGTGCTCTGGTAGCAAACGAATGTGCTAATGTAAAGTCAGGTCTTCTTGAACTTTATAAGGGTAAGCACGGTCAGACTGAGAAACAGTATCAAGATAGTCGTTCTGATGCTGGCAAGATGGTCTCTGGCGACTCCAAGATGAGTGGTGCCAAGTACACCTCCGGTAGAAGAGTTAGTGATGGTGGTGCTGGTCCTCAACCCGCAGGTGGTTCTATGAAACCAAAAGCACAGGGTAGGATGGACAGTGGATCCAGAGCAGACCTTCAATATCGTAAGGCAAACATGAAGAAGAAGTCCATGAAGGAATCATGGGCAGATGCTTATAATTCTGTTTACGAAGCAGCAAAACCTGATTATCTTGACTTTGATAAGGATAACAATAAAAAAGAGTCAATGAAGAAGGCTCTTAAGGATAAGAAGAAGCACGGTATGAAAGGTCATAAGTGCGATGATGATTGTGATGAGAAAATGGAAGAAGGATATGGCACAGGTGCTGCTATGATTCGTGGTGGTGGCAAACCTAAGAAGAAAGAAACACAAGACCAAATTGATAAGCGTTTGATGTTGGGTAAGCACTCACCTGCTGTAAAGTATGCTAATATGAAGAAAGAAAGTGTACAGTTCTCCGAAGCAGAACTCGCAAGAATTCAGGAGATTGTAAATAGCTGGATTGACTAATGGCAATTTCAAGGAATACACCTCTCGCTGTATTCAATGGCATTGAGCAGTTCTTAAACGATCCTTCTATCAAAACGAAGGACGAATCATCTAAGGTGCGTATGAAGTATGTCTTCTCCGCACCTGATAGAATGGCACTCGCTGCTCAGATTCATGAGAACTTTGATAAGGCGAAACTTGATTACAGCACGACAAAGATATCAGGGTCATCATTCCCTGCCACTGTTGTGCCTTTTCAAAATCAAGGTAAAGTAAAAAGTGCTGTCATTCAATATAAACCACTGGGTGGAAAGAAAGCAGATGCCAAGACAACATTGATGCAGGAGAAAGCATCAACGTATGTTTTTGAGCGTGTGTTGAAAGATAATAAGACCTGGAAAGATGTTCAGGCAATGATGGATGATGATGTCACAATGAAAGGCATCAAGGATGTATATCCATCTGTTGATTTTGAATGGTTGGAAGTCTTCCACAAACAGCATGAAAAGATGTTTTCTTTGTATAGTTCCTCACAGTTTGATGTGTTTGATCACAGCGGAACTGGTTCCTTTATGGACTACATCTCTCAATTGGTTAATCAAAAGTTTGGTATTACCAAGAAAGACAACTGGGATCCCGCTGACATGTGGATCATCAAAGGTAGTGTCGCTACGGTGACAAAAGTAATTAATGATAATATCTCTGGATCAAAAGCAACTCAAACGATTGAAGAGTTGAATACGATCATGAGAGAAATGTTCACGAAGAAGATTGTTGTTGGTGTTTCTCTTAAAAAGGTATCAGGAAGTCAGGCAAAGTGGGAAGAATTTAATGTTAAAGAACTTACTTTAGAAGAAAGAGATGATTATAACTTCCCTAATGTGGAATCTAAGATTAGATTAGACGCTAATATGTCTCAAGATACTGTAGTCAAACTTACAAAGTCTGGTGGTCAAGGATACAAGTTTCAGATTAAAGCGAATGATTCTAAAAGTTTCTCTAATTT